GCATGAACGTCATCGAGATCCCGCTTTCGGAGATCGATGTCAGCGACCGCCTGCGCGCGATCGACGAGGATTACGCGGCGCTGATCGCGGCCTCGATCTCGGAAGAAGGGCAGCGGACGCCGGTCGAGGTGCGGAAGTTGCCGAGCAAGCTGGCGAAGAAGGGATTTGTGTATGCCCTGATCGCGGGCGGTCATCGCATGCGGGCGCTAGAGATCGCGGGCAAGGAGAGCGCGTTTGCGATCGTGCTTGAGGCGAGCGATCTGAAGGCGCGACTGCTGGAGATCGACGAAAATCTGTGTCGCCGCGAGTTGTCGGCGCTGGATCGGGCGACCTTTCTGGCTGAGCGCAAGCGAGTTTATGAGGAGATGCATCCGGAGACGAAAAATGGTGGCGATCGGAAATCAGACCAGTTCCGCAAGCTTGCGGAACTGATCCCCGCCTTCAACAAGGCGACGGCGGACCGTCTCGGAATTTCTCAGGACACGATTGAAAGAGCTGTTAAGCGCCATTCTGGCATCCCGCCAGATGTCCGCGACCTTATCGCATCGACGTGGCTGGCGGATAGCGGGGCGCAGCTCGACGCGTTGGTGAAACTGGCGCCGGACATGCAGCGTCAGGTGGCGCGACGCATCGTCGATTATCCGGGCCTTCGCAGCGTCGGCGACGCTGTGCGTGAAGTTACGAAGGCTCCGCCCATCCCGCCGCAGACGGTTTACGAGAAGCTGCTGGGGCTTTGGCGCAAGGCGTCGGCGGCGGATCAGGCGCGGTTTCTGGAATATCTGGCTCCATCCCTGCCCGGCGCGATCCGGAAGGAGGCCGCATGAATCAGATGAAGAAGAAGGGGCGCGGTCGTCCGTCCGGGAGCCGCCGGGAGTCGAACCTTGATCTGGACAATTTCATCGGGAGAAAAATCGCGGGGCTTCGACATGCGATCGGCCTGTCCCAGGAGGAGTTGGCAGCGAGCGTAAGCTGCCATTACGCGAGCATCGGCAAGATCGAGGTTGGCGAGAAAAGCATCTCGCTCGGGCTTCTGTTCGACGTGCTTTATGCGCTGGACGCTGATGAAGCCACCTTTCTCGCCATTGTCAGGGAGGACATGCGGTTGCGCGCTGTCTCTCGGGTATGACGAGAACGATCAAGGCCAGCGGGCAGGCCTCGCTTTTTGATTGGCAGCCACCGGAAGCGGTCGTCGAGTTCGATCCGTTTGTGATCCGAGCGAATAGTTTCTCGGGTCGTTTGTCGCGGGCAATTTCGATCGCGCTGGATACGTCATCTTCTTCGCGGGCCGAGATCGCGGACCGGATGGGGCGGCATATGGGCCGCACGATCTCGGTCAACGTCCTGAACGCCTATGCGTCTGTCGCCCGTGAGGATCATCAGATTTCAGTTCCGCGTTTCGATGCGCTGGTGGCGGCGACGGGCGATCGGCGGTTGCTGGAGTTTGTGGCGCGCGACCATGGCTGGGCGGTGATCGACCGGCATTACCTGCCATGCGTCGAGCTGGCGGCGATGGCGGAGCACAGGGCTGCGCTGGGGCGGCGCGAGCGTGAACTGCGGGCGTCGGTGCGACGCGGGATGCGGTGATTTTCGTAGCCGTTTTGTGTGCGGTTGGAATGGCGGCGGTTGCGGCCAGGTTGTCGGATTGATCGGACGATGAAGATGGTCTGGAAAATTCTTGAAGTCATGGCGACGCTTTTCGGCGTGTCGGTCGGGTTTTCGGGTCTTACGGTGTTGTGGCTCTGGCTGCGTGCGGCGCGCGCTGTTGGCGACGGCGTGCGGGATTTTGACGATGGGGAATGGCAATGAGCGAGGCCATGTCTTGCGCGTCGCCGATCCTGACGGCGGCGGAGATCGTTCCGTGGTTCACGGTCGCGGAGCTGGCCGAGATGCGCCTTCCCGGCGTGCCGGGAACGAAACGCGGCATGCAGGAGCGCGTCAACGTCGAAAACTGGATGTCGCCCGAGCGCGAGGGGCAGACGTGGCGTCGTCGCGAGGGGAGCGGCGGTGGGTATGAGTTTACGCCTTACGCTTTGCCATTGCAGGCCAAGGCGGCTCTGATGATGCGTTTAAATGCTTCTCAGAGCGTCGAGGGGAAGGCGATTTATCAGGATCGCCAGCGGGCGGATATGTGGCGGCGCTTTGAGTCGCTGCCGGACGCGCTGAAGGATCGTGCGCGAGCGGCGCTGAAGGTGATCGACGCTGTCGAGGCGCTGGTCATGAGCGGGACGCGCAAATCTCTGGCCGTCATGGAGGTGGCGCGACTGGAGGGCGTGGGTCGCACGACGATCATGAACTGGTATCGCGACCTGCACGGAGTGGCGCGCGGGGACTGGCTGGCCGCTCTGGCGCCGCGTTACGTCGGTAAAATCGAGAAGGCGGAGTGTTCGCCCGAGGCGTGGGAGCGGATCAAGGCTGATTATCTGCGTCTGGAGCGTCCGCGCTTCTCGGACTGCTATCGCAGGCTGGAACAGGATGCGCCGGGCATGGGCTGGTCGCTGCCGTCTGAAAAGACGCTCAAGCGACGCATCGAGGCGCTGCCTGCGCAGCTGGTGGTTCTGGCGCGCGAGGGTGTGGATGCGCTCAAGCGGATGTATCCGGCGCAGCAGCGAGACCGGCGATGCTTCCATGCGCTGGAAGCGGTCAACGCGGACGGCCACAAATGGGACGTTTTCGTGAAATGGCCCGACGGCACGATCGGGCGACCGGTCATGGTGGCGTTTCAGGATCTGTATTCCGGCATGGTGCTGTCATGGCGTGTCGACAGGTCTGAAAACAAGGAAGCGGTAAGGTTGGCCTTTGGCGATATGGTCGAGGAGTTCGGCATCCCGTCTTTCTGTTACCTCGATAACGGCCGGAATTTCGCGTCGAAGTGGTTGACGGGCGGAATCGAGAACCGTTTCCGGTTCAAGATCCGCGACGACGATCCTGTGGGCATCCTGACGCAGCTTGGCGTCGAGGTTCACTGGACAACCCCGTATTCGGGCCAGTCCAAGCCGATCGAGCGTTGCTTTCGAGACTTCGCCCAGAATATCGCGAAGCATCCGAATTTCGCGGGAGCATGGACGGGCAATACGCCGATGGCGAAGCCCGAGAATTACGCGAGCAAGGCCGTCCCGCTGGATGTGTTTCTTCAGACGATCGCCGGTGGGATACGCGAGCACAACGCGAGAATCGGGCGGCGGACGGCGGTGTGTGGCGGAAAGCTGAGCTTTCAGCAGGCGTTCTCGGCGTCATATGCGGCGTCTCCGATCACGCGTGCGACGGCGGAGCAGCGCAGGCTTTGGCTGATGGCGGCCGAAGCGATCCGGGTTGATCGCCGGGACGGAACGTTAAAGCTGGAGGAAAACAGGTTCTGGGCGGATTTTCTGTTGCCGCTGCGCGGGCAGAAGGTCGTCGTCCGGTTCGATCCGCAGAACTTGCAGGCCGATCTTCACGTATATCGGCTCGACGGCGTTTATCTGGGCGCAGCCGAGTGTCATGAGGCGGTCGGGTTCGCGGACGCAAACGCGGCGCGCGAGCATGGACAGGCGCGACGCAAGTTCATGCGCGCGACGCGCGAGATGCTGGAAGCCGAGAAAACGCTGTCGCTCGGTGAACTGCAGGCTGCGTATTCGAAAGAAATCGCGGCGGAAGATGAGAAAATCGAGGCGAAGGTGGTCCGTCCTTTCAGGCCGGTGGTCCAGGGCAACACGGCTCTGGCGATCGTCGAGGACGAGGCTGCGGCCATTGCTCGCGAGGAGGAGGAAGAGGCGCGCGATACGAGGGTGCGCAATGTCATACAGTTGAGAGGCTGATATCGACCGATCCGGCGAGTGTTTCCGGATCGGAGAACAAGTATTGCCCAGAAGGGTTCAAGTAATGACAGAAATTAGTAATCTGGCCACCGGCGTCTCGACGCCGGATGAGGAAACGCGCGCTCGCACGTTGCGGATTGAATTGCAGGCGGTAATCGACGCCGAGGGGCTTGCGGTCAAGGCGGTGTCAGAGCAGGCGGATATCGGATATTCGACGCTGGCGGCGTGGCTAAAGGGGAATTACGCGGGGCGGACCGACACGGTCAACACGAAGGTGTCGTCATGGATTTCGGCGCACAAGGCGCGCAAGAAGGTCACCGCAGCTGCGCCTCAGGCTCTGGAATATCTGGATATTCCGAGTGCATCCGCCTTCCGGTCGGTGATGGAGTATTCGCAGGCCACGCCGGATATGGGTCTGATCACCGGGGGCGCAGGCGTCGGGAAGACATACGCGGCGGAAGAGCATCAGCGCAGGAATCCGAATGTCTGGATTCTCACGGCCGATCCATCCATGCAGACGCCCAATGCGGTTTTGCGCGAACTGTGCGACGTCATCGGCGTCGAATGCGGCGCGCAGCAACGCCGACTTGCGGCGATCGTGCGTCGGGTCACTGGCACGCGAGGGCTGGTGATTGTCGATGAAGCGCAGCACCTGACCACGCAGGCGATCGACCAGTTGCGCACCATTCACGACAAGGCGCGGATTGGCGTTGTGTTTATCGGGAATGAGCCTTTGCGTCGTCGCATTGAAGGTATGGGGCGCGACACAAGTCACGCCATGATTTTCAGCCGTATCGGCATGCGCAAGCGCCGCGATCGTTCACAGGTCAAGGATGTGGCGATGGTGCTCGATGCTTGCGGCCTGTCGGATCAGGAGATCCGTGACCGTTGCAGGTTCATCGCCATGCAGCCGGGCGCGCTGCGCCAGATGACGAAGACCCTGAATTACGCGCGTGTTCTGGCGAGGTCTTCGGATCGCGACGAGGTCTCCATGCGGGATCTTGGGGATGCGTGGAAAGAGTTGACCAGTGGCGAGCTTCCGGCGGTAGGAGGCTGACGCAACATGAGCGGAGAGAAAATCAGCGAGAACGAAAAAATCGTCGAGATTTTTCATGAAACGACAGACGGCGAGAAGGTCAGCGTCTCGGTGGGCGCTGCTGTGCGTCGAGGCATCCGCGCCTTCCTGACCGCTCTGCCGGAGAGAGCACTGGTTCGAGACGTAATCGCGGCGTTGGAGGAGAAATGGTGATGGTGTCAGGGAGAATTGACGCATTGAACGGCGACGCGCCCATGGCGGATCAGCTGGTTTCGGTGGGGCTGCTGCTGGCTCAGGCCGACAAGCCGTTGACGCTCACGGCCGGGGAGCTGCGCGAGCTTGGTGCAAACCTGCTGGACGCAGGACGGCAGTTGCGCACCGCAAAGGCCTCGGTGCGTGCTCTGAGCGATGAATTGCTGGAGGAGGCTCGGTTGCCGGGCCATTCGGCGCAGATCGTGGATCTTCGGGGAGTTATGGCATGAGCGGGTCCGGGCAAACATGCGGCGTCATCAGGGAAGAGCGGCTTTTGACGATGGTGTCAGCTCTGGTGCGCGCTTACGCCGAGCAGTTGGGCGCCGCTGGCGGCGATCCGATTGTGTCGATCGCACGGGAGTTGAGACAGCATGCGGCGGTCGTCGGGAAGGCGATTCTCGTAGACCATGCACCGCCGCACACGCCGTCTTTCGACGAAGCGTATGAGGCGCTTCAAAGCATTATCCCGCGCGCAATATGGGGGTTGATCATTCTTCAGGCCATTCGCGAAGCTGTGCCTGCGCCGGAGAGTGCGAAGGCCGATCGGACGGTCCACTGATGGCGCGCAAGCAGGACGAAATATGGACCGCGTGGGCTACGCGGTCGGGACGCATTCACTTCGATCGCGGCGTCGGATTTCCGAACAACATGCTGCCGATCTGCTGTGGTCAGCGCGAGGCGATGAAGCTGGCGTTTCAGGTTTGCCGAAAGGGAGATGGCTACAACATCCCCGGCGTTACCGGTCACGAAACGGATCAGGTCGCAGTCGAGGCGCTGGAAAAGCTGCGGGTCAACATGACGGGCCGTGAAAACCTTATGTCGTATTTTCAGGGAATGAACAGGAGGGATTTGGGATGAGTGAGGTTTTGGAAAAACCCGTAGTGCCCGAGGGAATGGTCATGACGTCTGGAGGCGGGTTCTGGCCGCGCGCCCAGGTCAATCCGTCGATGTTGCTGGCTAACGACACGGCGGAAGAGATGGTCGCTGATGCGCTGGCGTTGCAGGAGCTGATCATCGAGCAGAAGCGCGGCATGAAGCAGAAAGCCGACCGGTATGCAGAAACGGTGCTCGCATTGTACCGAGCGAAAGCGTCAAGCCGTTCACGGGGCGGATTTACGGTCGAAAACATGGCCGGAACGATGAAGGTCGAGTTAACTGTCGCCGATTATCAGCGTGTCAACGGATCGATCCTCGCCGCCCAGGCGCTGATGAATGAGGTGCTGGACGATCTGACCGAGGGGCTTGAGCCTGATATCCGCTTGCTGCTGGCCAATGCGTTCATTCGAGATGAGCGGACGGGGCAGATCAACGTCGACAGGCTTGCGCAGGTTCGCAAGCTGAGGCTGTCGCATCCCCGATGGGATGACGTGCGGGCGGCGATCGCGGACAGCATCGAAAAGGCCGGATCGCGCGAGTATCTGCGGTTTTACAGACGCGAAAAGAACACTGACGGATGGGAGCCCATCACGTTGCAGTTTTCGTCGCTGTAGGAGCGGACATGGATAAATCAGTCCTGGAGCGGATCAAGAAATTGTTCGCGCTCTCTAAATCATCGAACCCGCATGAGGCGGCTTCGGCGCTGAGCATGGCGCAGAAGCTGATGGAGGAAGCCGGGGTTACGCAGGACGATCTCGATCTTTCATCGATCGAGATGACTCTTTCGGAAAAGGAATTGAAATCTCCACACAATCCACCGCGCTGGATGGTCAGTCTCCTGACTTGCGTTTCTCATAATTTTGGAGTGCGCGTCGTGACAAGCGATCACAAGGTTTTCTTTTACGGAAACGCCGCCCGCACGTCTGTCGCAGATTACAGCTACATTTTTCTCGCACGATCTCTTCAAAAGGCTCGTAGCGAATTTCTGCGAACGCAGAATAAAAGAATTAAGAGAACCACACGTATCGGCCGGGCGGACAAATTCTGTGAGGGCTGGATATTTGGTTGCATGAAGAATCTCAAGCCGATGGCCGTAGGAGGCCACGAGTCTGCACTGGTCGACAGATTTGAGAGAGAAAAAATAGGACCGACGACATCCTACGAAGGGCGGAGCGCGCGGGATGTTAACGGATCGCATGCCGCGCAGACCAAGGGGGTTCGCGAGGGATCGAAAGTCGTCCTGAACACTGGCGTTTCAGGCGGCGAAGGACATGCTGCGATCGGCGAAACCAGAATGATCGGCGTCAGCTCATGAGCGGGGAGGATGCTGGTTTCGGCCCGTCCGGCAGGAGTCCGGTGACTTTTGGCGACGTTCGCGGCTTGGCTCTGCTGGAGGCGCGGATGGTCTGCATAGAGATTCTGATGCTGAAGAAGCTCGATCACGACCGTGCGGGCGCACAGGCCGCCGAACAGTGCGGCGAGATGATCATGGAGCTTATGAAATGACGAAACGCCCTCACATGCTTGACGACGTGCGCGCGCAGCCGGGGCGGACGTCGCTGATCGCGAAGATCCATGTCGCACGCAAGCAGCTCGCTCTGGATGAGGACGCGTATCGCGACGTGCTGGCGCGCGTGACAAACCGGTCGTCGTGCAAGGACATGAGCCGTGGCCAGCTGCATGACGTGCTGGCGGAAATGCAGCGGCTCGGGTTTCGCGTCCAGGCGGGAGCATCGCGCCCGCTATCGGCTAAGCCGGGCGTGCGCAAGGTTTATGCGATCTGGCGTGAGATGGCTCCCATGCTTCGCTCAGAGGGCTCTGACGAGGCGCTTAGAGCATTTGTGCAGCGCGTCGCGCAGGTGTCGGCTCCAGAATTTCTGGATGACACGACGGCGCCCAAGGTGATCGAGGCGCTGAAGGCGTGGCGGCAGCGTCTGGCGGGCGGTTCGGCATGAGCGGCGTGCAGGGTAAACGGATCGACTGGACGCCCGACATGCGGGAGCGGGCGATGAAGATGCGCCATGCCGGGGCGTCGCTGTCGGCGATCGGGCGGGCGGTCGGTGTATCGCACGCGGGCGTGCGGAACATGCTGGACCGCGAAAAGATGACTGCGGCGGCGCAGGCGCATGAGGCGGCGTTGCGGCGGGCTTATGTCGTGCGTGGCGCGACGAGGGGCTGAATATGGTGGATTTGGTGACGGCCGAGAGGGACATACTTAATCGACTCTCGATCGAGACTCAGCAGCTTACCCGGATCGTGAACGATGCCGCCCTGCGTGGCTCGGCCGATTATGACAGATTGCTTGAGACCCAGATCGGGCGTGTGGGCGCCGTTCTGACGCGGCTTGAGGAACATGGCCGGGTCATATCGGCGCAGTGCCGGTCACATGCGCGGCGGGCGTATCAGGATATGTTCGGCCCGAAAGGTTGATGAAATGTGTGGACGTTATCAGCGGGTGGCGTCGGACGCCGTTGCATTCTGGTTGAGCGACGAGCAGCTCGACGAAGTCATGATTGCCCTTCCCACTGCGCGGCGGCGGCGGCTGGACGAACGGGCGGTCGTCAGCGCGATCGTTCATGTGCTGCGGACGGGCATGATGTGGCGCGACTTGCCAGCGGATTACGGGCTGCCCTGGCGGCGCGTATATAATTCGTTTGTGCGGTGGTCTCTGGATGGCGCCATGGATCGTGTGCTGTCGCGCCTGTTCGACCGTGAAACGCGAAATCTGGTTGTAAACGCCGATGATATTCTGCGGCACCCTACCGGAGAGTTCTGGGCGGAGCGCGGATGTTTTCAGGCGGTGTTGAGCGTTCAATGACAATTTCCGCCCCGCATACGATCTCATGGCTGGTGGACGCTGTCGGTGACGACGTGGCGTTGCAGTTTCTTGAGAGCTGCGCGGGGCAGCGGTTGACCGTGCCTATGAAGGCGGACGGATCGCGGCTGGCGTCGCTGTATGGCGAGGACGTGGCTCGGGCGATCTGTGCGCGGCATGGGGGATTGCACTGGTTTGTCCCGACGTGCAAATCATGGCGCGTCGCGCATTATGCGCGGATGGGCATGACGGTTAACGAGATGGCGCAACGCGCCGGTATTACATTTCAGGGCGTGCATGCCCTGCTGAAATCCGGAGGCGGACGACCGCCCCGCGAGAGGTCCGTCGACCCTCGCCAGCCCGATCTGTTCTGATACGCCGTCGGGCTAATGCTCAAGTTGTTGAGCATTAGCGTCTAGGGCGCTCGCGGGCACGTTGCCCGCATGCAATCGAACCTCAATCAATGCCTGTCCTTCACTGAACTGCGCGAGGGGCTTTACCAGTGCAGGCGGAATGACGCCGGGAACTGGACAGGCGGACGCATCGGCGTCGGGAAGCTGATCGGCACGATGCGTGGGATCTCCGCGCCTGTCCTGGTCGAATGGCTGGGGTCGAAAGCCATCGTCGACGCCGACGTCATGAAGGCCCTGAGCCAGCAGGCCGCGCGCGATATCGCGATCTCGCGTTACTGGCGCCCGTTGTGGTGCGACAGACTGCTGAGCGGCGTCGATCTGATGATGTTCGATTACGGGTTCAACGCCGGGGTGTATGGCGCGCTCGCGTGCCTCGCCGACGTCGTTGGCTACGACCACAATCCGGGTCAGATGACTGCGCCCCTCCTTGATCTGAGCGACAGGATTTCGGACGCCGATCTCGTCAAGCGTATCGACGACGACTGGACCAGGGCGCTGCAACGTCAGCTCCGAGTAAGCGATGACGGTGTGATCGGGCCTGTCACGCTGCGGGCGGTCCATGCGTCTGGCGTTCGCGGGCTTCTGACGATCTTCGCGCTCGCGACACGGCAGGAACAGGCATATCGCCAGATGTCGGATTTCAGGACCAGCGGCAGAGGGTGGCTGGTTCGGCTGAACGACCGCGTGAACATGGCTGTCGTTATGGGGCGCAAGGCGATCGGGGCGGCGGCGTAAGTTTCGCCGCTTCCGGCGGGAGGCGGCCTTTATCAGCGTGGCGCCGACGCAGCGCTAATAACGAGGTTCCCAATATGTCGTCCAAATTAGCGACTGTCCTTGCGACGGTCTATCCGATCCTGAACGCCATTCTCCCGAGCGTCGCCGGGAGCAAGTTGCAAACCTACCAGACGATCGCGCAGACAGCGGTCAAAGCCGCCGTGACGTCGATCGATGGCGGCATCGACAACCTGACGGCCGCATATGCGAAGTTCGAGAGCGATAACCCTGTGTTCGCTGCAGCGGTTGTTGAGTTCCGGACTCTGGCGACGGCGCTTGGCGTCTCTGTTCCGACCGAGGACGCCGTGGTGACGCACCTGAAGGCTGCGGTCGCTGATCTCGCGGGTATTCTCGTCCCCGTCTCCAGCACGGATGCGCCGGTTCCCGCCAGTGACGTCTCCGCCGCGAGCTAAGCCGTCATGACCAGCGGGATGCTCGCGCTGTCGGTCGTGTGCGCGGTCATTTTCATCGTCGTCATGCTTCTGGCCATCTTCGAGTTCGCGCGTCACGCGCGGCTCGTCGAGCGCGTCAAGGAGCTTGAGGGCGACGTCAAAAGTTCTTTGCACAGGATCGAAACCACGCTGGAGAGCGTCCGCGAAAGCGGACGCAACACGACGGACATGGTCAGGGTTATCGTGCAGGGTCATATCGAGAGGAAAAGTCAATGAATGTGTCGAGGTCGATCGCGGAAGATCGGCGATTGCGGGTTCTGATGAGCCTGCATGAAATGGCCAATCACATGCTGAACGAGGACGTGTTGACGCGCGCAGTGATCGCGACCGGCCGGGACACCGACCACGATCTGATGCGCGATGATCTGACGTTTCTTCAAGCGCGCGGCTGCGTGCGCGTCGAAAAGCTGCCGCGTGGCGACGACGAATTGTGGAAGGTCGTTCTTACCGACCGTGGCCAGCGCGCCGCCCAGGGCGAACAGACGATTCAGGGCGTCGGTCGCCGCCTGACGTCCTGACGCATGTCGAACCGTCCATCATCCGTTGATCGGCTGGAGCCCGAGATCCGGGAGGAGATCGGGCGGCTTCGTGGCGCCGGTCACACGATTGACGAAATTTTGGCCGCATTGCGCGAACTGGATGTAGCGGAGATCAGCCGCTCGGCGCTGGGGCGTCACGTCAAGGGGCTGGACGCGGTCGGTCGACAGCTGCGGCATTCGCGGACAGTCACGGAAGCGCTGGTGCGCCAGCTTGGACATGAACCCGCGTCTCGTTCGGCGGCCCTGAATATCGAGCTGCTGCACACTGCGATACTCGATCTCTTTCTCAACGCAGAGGCCGAGAACACGGACGCGAAAGGCAAGGCTGCTCTCGCGGGCAACCCCGGCGGCATCATGCAGCTGGCCAAGGCGCTCGAAAGTCTGACCAGCAGCGCGTCGTCAGATGCGGAGAACAGGCGAAAAATACGCGATGAAATCGAAAAGCAGGTGAAAAAGGAAACCGAGGCGCGGCTGTCGGACGCGATGAAGGAGCGCGGCCTGAGTCCCGACACGGCGGACAAAATTCGCAAGAAGGTGCTGGGGCTGAAATGAGCGAAGCGGAAAAGTGGCCTCTCCTGCCCTATCAGCGGGCGGCGATCGACACGATCATGTCGCATGACGTCACGGTCATCGAGAAATCGCGACGCATCGGTCTGTCGTGGGGCGTCTCCTGGCTGGCGGCGCTTGTGGCGTCGTCCAGCCGCGAGGCGGGCGGCATGGATGTGTTCTACATGGGGTTCGAAAAGGACATGACGCGCCAGTTCGTGTCCGACACGGCCGATCATGCGCGCATTCTGGAAATCCCGGCGTCCGAGATCGGTGAGAGCCTGTTCATAGACCCGGAAAATCCGGATAAGGACTTGAAGATTTTCCGTCTGGACTTTGCGTCTGGCTTCGAGGTTCTGGGCCTGCCGTCCGTGCCGCGCGCGTTTCGATCGAAACAGGGGCTGGTGATTATCGACGAGGCTGCGTTTATCGACGATCTGCAAGCGGTGCTGGACGCTGCGATGGCGCTGCTGATCTGGGGTGGCCGACTTGTCGTCGTTTCGTCGCACAACGGCGACCAGAACCCGTTCAATACGCTGGTTAATGGTATCCGGGCCGGTCGTCATCCCGACTATGCGTTAGTTCGCATCACGTTTGACGAGGCGTTGGAGCAGGGACTTTACAAGACGATCTGCCTGCGCACCGGCGTTGAGTGGTCGGAACAAGGACAGGACGCCTGGCGTGAGAAAATTATTCGTCAGTATGGCGACGGGGCTGATCAGGAGCTGTTCTGCATCCCGAGCCCGTCTGTGGGCGCCTTCATCCCGCTTGCGTTGATCGAGGCGAGGACGGTGGCTGCGACGCCGGTCCTGCGCTGGTCATGCGATTCGGAATTCGTCGTGTTGCCGGAGAGCGCGCGGTCCGGCGAGGCGCTTCGGTTCTGTGAGCGGGAGCTGTGGCCGGTGCTCGACGCGCTCGACCCGAAAACGCCGCATGTGTTCGGCGAGGATTTCGGGCGCTCGGGCGATCTGACGGTGATCTGGGTTCTGGCGCTGGAGCGCAATCTGACCAGACGCACGGCTCTTGTGCTGGAGCTGCGAAACGTGCCGTTCGACCAGCAGCGGCAGATTCTGTTTTACCTGCTTGACCGCCTGCCGCTTTTCCGGGCCGGCAAGATGGATGCGCGCGGCAACGGACAGTATCTCGCCGAGGTCACGGTCCAGCGTTACGGCGCGCGCGTCGAGGCGGTGATGCTGTCCGAGCCCTGGTATCGGGAGAATATGCCGCCGTTCAAGGCGGCGCTGGAAGACGGCGCGCTGACGTTGCCGGCAGATCGCGAGATCCATGACGACATTCGGGCGCTGGCGATTGTGCGCGGCGTTGCGCGGGTGCCGGACAAGCGGGCTGGCGAAAAAGGCTCACAACGTCACGGAGACGCCGCTGTCGCCGTGGCGATGGCGGTTGCGGCCGGACGGAGCGAGGTCGAAGCCTATGGCTACGTGCCCGCGCCTTCGCCTTTCGCGATGTCGACGCAGACGCCGATCACGCGTGACTGGCCGATCGAGGACGAGATCGCGGCCGAGCGTGCGGGGCGGCGGGATTTTTACGGGTTGCGCGGCAGCGTGAGGCTGTGACGCGCAAGAGGATGTGACGATGGCGCTGCTCGACCAATATGGCAAAGAGATCCCGGCGGCGCTGTTGCGGCGGCCGGTGGGCGACGCAACGGTCGTCGGGTCGCGGCCTGCGATTCATACGACACCGATCGGCAACATCGATCCCGGTTTGCTCGGGTCGCTTCTGACCGACGCCGCGCAGGGCAATTCGCAGGCATGGCAGACGTTTTGCGAAGAGATCGAGACGCGCGATCTTCATTACCTGGGGGTTCTGGCAACCCGTAAGCGTTCGATTTCGCAGTTGCCCATCACGGTCACGGACGCCGGCCCGTCCGTCCGGCAGAAGAAGCAGGCGCAGTTTGTGCGCGACTGGATCGAGCGTGGCGTCCTGCGGCGGTCGCTGTTCGATATGCTTGACGCGATCGGCAAGGGGTTTTCGGTCCATGCGATCAAGTGGCGCGCCGAGGCCGGGAATTATACGCCCGAGCGTCTGATCTTCCGGCCGCAACGGTGGTTCGATATCTCCTGGCAGGACGGCGAGACCATCAAGATCCGCGACGACGCAGGCGACGCTGTGACGCCGGACATCGCGGGCGCCGTGCCGGAGAGCGGGTTTTCCGCGCTCGATCCGCGCACTGTCGTGGTTCACCGCCATCCGAGCTGGTCGGGGCTTACCTTGCAATCGGGCCTGACGCGTGCGGTCGCATGGGCTTCGATGTTCAAATTTTTCACCGTTCGGGACTGGGGAATTTTCGTCCAGAATTACGGGATACCGGGACG